ATGCAGATTATTTTCGCTTCTGTATCATATTAGGCGCGTAGTTGCGGATTTGAGGGATATGAAAAAGTACATTCATGTAACAAAAGAGGTTCGCGAGCACCTGATGAAAATCTTCGGTGTTTCCGCTGTAATGGTATGGAAGGCTCTGACTTTTGAGAGTGAAAGCACACTTGCCAACAAGATACGCAAGGCAGCCTTTGAAAATTTCGGCATATTGATGAACGAGTTGCCAGCGATGGAAACATTCCATGACTATGATGGCTATATGCGACAATATTTGCCAAATGGGGCAATGTTGGAATTTTGCCGTAATGACAATAGCGGAGATGTCTTCTTCAAAGGTGTGAAAGTTAAGCATTATGAGCAGGTTATGTTCTCGGATATTGAGAATATCCAAAAGTTTGCAAGTGAATTAAGATAAGGGAGGCAGAATTATGGAGTACCACGATAACAGACTTTGCATCTCGATGCGGGAACTTGTGGATGGCGGTGTGATGACCGTACCCAACTACAAGCAGCTCTCTGCACGCGGTCGCATAGACATTGTGCGTCGTGGTGGAAGAGGCGGCTATGCGCTCATCGCGGTTAGCAGTCTGCCCGATGCTTATCAAGACAAACTCAAGGAGATTTATCCGGACCCGTCGCTTGAGGTGCTGCTTGCCTGGCTTGATGCCAACTACGAGGTAGACCAGGCAGCTGTCGCATATTTCAACGACTGGCGCAACCAGTGCGGACACGACCACGCTACCGATGCTCATGTGAAGGAGTATGTGACCAACGCCAGCGTGCTGAATGCTTGTATCAAACTCTACAACAACGCCAAGGCGATACAGAAGACGATGGGCCAGAAGTATGACTGGAGCATGATGTCGCAAGCTGTGGAGGGCTACCGTATGAAGACCGGGCACACATTGCCGGCAAGTATGTTGCGCTTCCGCAAGAAGGTGAACGAGTATCAGCGTGACGGATACCAGTGTCTCATCAGCCGAAAGTTCGGTAACCAGACAAGCCGTAAGGTGGATTACCGTACCGAGCGTTTGATTCTGTCGATAGCCGTGTTACCCAACAAGCCGTTCAATACCAATGTTTGGGAATTGTACAACTCGTTTGTGTGCGGTGAGCTGGACGTGTATGACCCAGAGACCGGTGAGCTTTTCGACGCAAGCGAGTGGACCGACAAGAACGGTGACCCGAAGTCGCTGAGCGAAAGCACCATCACCAACTATCTTAACAAGCCCAAGAACCGACTGTTTATTGAACACTCGCTTGACTCTTACACCACATTCATGCACGAGCAGATGCCACACGTTCACCGCCATGCGCCTGAGTTCTCGTTCTCAAAGATTTCATTCGATGACCGCGACCTCCCACGCAAACTGAAGGATACCAAGGCAAGGCCGAAGGCATACTACGCCTACGATGTCACAAGCCAGTGCGTGGTGGGCTACGCCTACAACCGCAACAAGAACGTGGACTTGGTTGCCGACTGCTTCCGCTCGATGTTCCGACTGATAGAAAGCAAGGGCTGGGGTTGCCCGGCACAGGTTGAGGTGGAGAACCACTTGATGAGTCAGTGGAAAGAGAGTTTCCTGAAGGCAGGAGTATTGTTCCCATTTGTGCGCTTCTGCGCCCCGATGAACTCCCAAGAGAAATACGCTGAGCCGATGAACGGTGCCAAGAAACGCCGTGTGGAGCATAGAAACCATCTCGGCATCGGACGCTTCTATGCCAAAGACAGACACTACCGCACGGAGGCCAAGAAGGTGTTTGATGAGAAGAATGACACCTATGAGGACAAACAGTACTACACATGGGAAGAACTGATTGCTGATGACATCCGTGACATCAAGGAGTTCAACAATACCCTCCACCCGAACCAGAAGAAATACCCCGGCATGACACGCTGGCAAGTGCTTGAAGCCAATATGAACCCAACGCTTCAGCCAATGGACAAATCGGTGTGGGCACGCTTTATCGGCGAGCACACAGAGACCTCCATACGCAGGAACAGCTACTGCAGAGTGGCGTATAAGGACTGGTGGTTGAGCAAGACTGAGGTGATGGGACGTCTCGATCCGAACAACTACAAGGTGGATGCCTACTATTTGACCGATGAGGACGGCAACGCAACCGATGTTTATATCTTCCAGAACGACCGCCTTATCGACAAGCTCGAGGACGTGGGCACGTTCAACACTGCCGATGCGGAGCAGACTGACGAGGACAAAGAGATATTCGTGAACCAGCAGAAGAAGATAGCAGCCTTCAACGCATACGTGAAGAAGAACGCCATAGCAAGTGTGGGCATATCCAAGGCTGAGCAGACCGCCCATGAAGAGGCTGCACCACCGCCACCGATTGAACTTCCACCGATGGAAAGTGAGCAGGAAATGGAAGTGACCTACCACATTTCTGACCCGTTGGCAGATTTATAGAATGATATTAGAATACAATTAAAATAACGTGAGACATGATAACGAATGAGAACAAGAAGCGGATATTGGAGGCTATAGCCACCAACCGCACGAACTATCCGAGCGATGCCAAGCACGCTGCTTCATTGGGCATCAGCACCTCGGTATATAGCGCCATCAAGAATGGTCAGACAGACAAGGCACTGAGCGAAGCCAACTGGATAACCATCGCCCGAAGACTGGGTGTGAACCTCAGAGGAGGCATTGAATGGAAACCAGCACGCACCGCCACCTTCGAATATATCACCAAGCTGGAGTTCAGCCAACAGAGCGGACTGAGTGCGATACTTTGTGATATACCCAACATCGGCAAGACATTCACGGCACGCTATTATGTGCAGTGCCACCGCAATGCCATCTATGTAGATTGCTCCCAAGTGAAGACCAAACTGAAGCTGGTGCGCAAGATAGCTACTGAGTTCGGTGTGGGCAGCAACGGAAGATACAGCGACGTGTACGAGGATTTGGTCTATTACTTGCGCTCAATCGACACACCACTCATCATTTTGGACGAGGCTGGCGACTTGCAGTATGAGGCATTTCTGGAACTCAAAGCCTTGTGGAACGCTACAGAAAGATGCTGCGCCTGGTATATGATGGGTGCTGACGGACTGAAAGCCAAAATCAATCGCTCCATTGAGTGCAAGAAAGTGGGCTATACCGAGATGCTCAGCCGATACGGTGACCGCTACTCGAAGGTAACGCCCGACGACAGCAAGGAGCGTGAGAAGTTCCTGAAAGACCAGGCGAGCGTGGTGGCAAAGGTGAACGCCCCAGAAGGTGCGGATATTGCTACCCTTGTGCGCAAGTCGGGTGGTGGACTGAGACGAGTTTACACGGAAATAGAAAAACTAAAAAGAGTGCAGGCATGATGACAAAGATGGAAATGCAATATATGGACGCGGTTATACAAATAAACCGCCGACAACGAAATAACGAGGTGGACTGGGAGCAACGTCGCTATGAATTGGCCAAGGCTGCATTGTGTGTGGCTCCAGTCCTTCACCATGATCGTGAAGAAATGACAGCCGAACTCATTGCCAAATATGCAGTCAAGATAGCGGACGCTGTTGTATCAGAACTTATCGAAACAGAGAAGTGATATGGCAAAGCGAGCATATAGTCCCAAGGATGTGGCGAATATCAAGTGCAAGGCACTACCATTTGAAGGACAATGGAAAGACGTGTTCGGTCAGCCTGAAGAGGGCGACACATGGTTCATCAGTGGCCCCAGTGCCAGTGGCAAGAGTTCCTTCGTTATGCAGTTTGCCAAGATGCTCTGCGGTATAGGCAGCGTGTTGTATGTGTCCTTGGAGGAGGGCGTTGGTCTGTCGATGCAACGACGGCTTGCCCAATTCAAGATGACTGACGTTCAAGGCTCGTTCCGCATCATTACCGACGGTGACATCAAGGCTTTGGAGGAACGGCTGGCAAAGCCCAAGAGCGCCAAGTTCATCATCGTGGACAGTTACCAGTACGCATACGAGGCAGGGTGGGAATATTCGCTGACCAAGGCACTGATAGAGCGTTTCAAGCGCAAGACATTCATCTTCATCAGCCAAGAGGACAAAGGCAAACCCATCGGCAAACCTGCTATCAGACTGAAATACGCTGCCGGCGTGAAGGTGAGGACGCAAGGCTTCCGTGCTTACTGTCAAGGACGGTATTCTAGTAACGTAAGTGAATACTACACCATCTGGGCGGAGAAAGCCGTGGAGGTTTATAATGACAAGTCTAACAACTAAATATAACTGAGATGAAGAAGAAAGTTTATATCAGCGGAGCGATAGCCCACTACGACCTTAAAGAGCGTATGGCAACCTTTGACCATGCGGCACGCTATCTCTCCATAAAAGGTTACGAGCCGGTGAACCCATTTGAAAATGGCGTTTCGCAGGATGCTCACTGGATGGAGCACATGAGAGTGGACATTGCCCTGCTTTTGAAGTGTGATTGCATCTATATGCTGCAAGGCTGGGAATTGAGCAAGGGAGCAAAACTGGAACTGGATGTTGCCAGTTCGTGTGGCATTAAAGTGATGTTTGAAGGTCATGAGAACAATGTTCGTGAATACACCTGCTGCCTTTGCGGTAAGCTCCAAATCGGCTATGGAAACAATCCTCATCCATTGAAAGATGAGGGGGAGTGTTGTCCTGAATGTAATTTGAAGGTGTTAAGTGAAAGAATAAGGTTGTCAAAATTGAAATAGATATGGCACAGGAAGTAACCAATTTCGCACGCTTCTATGGCATACTCAAAAAGAGCTACAAGTTTGCCACCAAGGAGCTGGGCGATGAGTTCAAGGAAGGAGTGGTGAGCCAATTCACCGATGGACGTACCACTTCGCTTAGGGATATGACCCGTAAGGAGTACGACATGATGTGCGACAAACTCGAAGGTGTGACAGCCAAATTGATACGCACAGCCAAGGACGTGCAGCGCAAGCATCGAAGCCAGTGTTTGAGATTGATGCAGAAGCTCGGCATCGACACAACAGACTGGACACGCATCAACGCATTTTGCCAGGATCAGCGTATTGCCGGCAAGGTGTTCTCCCAACTAAGCAATGAAGAATTGGAGCAGCTGTCGGTAAAGCTCCGCTCCATCCAGCGCAAGGGAGGTCTGAAACCTAAGAAAGAACCGACACCTCCAGCACAGCCACAAGTGGAATACATGATGGTACCAATTGGAAATGGAGGTGAGGCATGAATGAGAAAGTGAAGCGGGTGATGGAATTTATTCACGGCATCGCATACAGAGAACTCCAAGGTGACCAGTACATCGAATTTCTTGAGTGTATTGAATACGAGATAGACAAGGAACTGGAAGAAGGAGACTGGTCAGAACCTGAAGACGACGAGTGATAAACAATCAAAATAATAATCAACAAAAAGTTTACGACAATGGCAAAAAGAGAAAAGAAAGTAATCATTACCGGTGTGACAAGAGAATCAGCCGAAGACGCGTTCGGAGCCTATGCAAAGGCAGACGCACAGAGTGCGAAAATCACGGCAGATATTGAATTGCAGTGTGCCAAGATCCGCGAGAAGTATGCCAACAAGCTGGCAGAACTGGAAGGTGAGAAGGAGAAAGCCTTCGACACGCTCCAGGCTTATGCTACCGAGAACCAGGCAGAGTTGTTCACCAAGAAAAAGAGCCTTGAGATGACGCATGGCGTTATCGGCTTCCGTACTGGCACACCTAAGCTGAAGACCCTGAAAGGCTTCACATGGGCAAGCGCCCTGCAGCTGGTCAAGGAGTTCCTGCCTGGCTATCTGCGACAGACCGAGGAGATAGCCAAGGACAAACTCCTTGCAGACCGCGACGTGGAGAATATTGTTCCTCAGATGAACAAATGCGGTATCCAAGTGATGCAGGACGAGACATTCTACGTTGAACCCAAGAAAGAGGATGCCGTATGATACTGGAAGTGGAGAAGAAACCGAAAGTGGCCTTGTGCCGTAAGTGTTACGGCACAGGTCGTCTCCACGACAAGGAGACTGGCAAAGAAAGCACATGTGACCAATGTGAGGGAACGGGCAGAGTAACCGTCAGCGCAAAGATGAGCTATGACATCCGTCCCTATAAACCAAGAGACAGACACTAAAACATTTTATGAGCAAGAGGCGAGGAGCAAGCTATCAGAAACGTGTCACCGACATAAATAGGATATACGACCAACATGCCAAAAGCGGAATCAGCAACCGCGAGATATGGCGAAGGTACGTGTATCCTGTTTATGGTATATGTGAGCGTACCTTCTACAACCTCCTCAATGCCTCTTGTGACCCTAAGAACGAAGTGCCACAAGAGGCACAGACGTTTCTAAAATTCGACTTTGACGATGAACCAGGACATACAGAAAATTATCCGCAATATCCTAAACGACGTTAGGGTGGAGTTGAGTGATGAGTTTGACCGCAACTTTGAACGGCAGGCATTCTTCAACGAGGCGTGGCAGCGCAGAAGCAGCCCCACACGTCCTGGCGGTTCCATACTGATAGACACCGGCAAGTTGCGGCAGAGCATCAGCAGCCGAACCACAGACAGCAGTATCACGTTCTGCTCGACACTGCCTTATGCAGCCATACACAACGAAGGAGGTGAGATAAAGGTGACGGCGAGGATGAAGCGATTCTTCTGGTACAAGTACCATGAGGCGACAGGCTCATTCGGACGCAAGAAGAATGGTGAGAGACGCAACGACAAGCGCACCGTACAACTGAGCACTGAGGCGGAGTTCTGGAAGCACATGGCTCTGATGAAAGAAGGCAAGAGCATCAAGATACCGCGCCGCAGATTTCTTGGAGCATCGCCAGAAGTGGAGCAAGCGGTCAAGGACATCATCGAGGAGAACCTTGCAGAGTATTTTGAACACGAATATAAATTGAAATGAGAAAGGAATTATTCAACGCCATTAAAGCAAAACTGGCGAGCGATGTGCCTGAAGTGCAGCACATCGATTTGTGGAACCACAATGTGGAGTTTGTAGAGCAGGAAGAAGGATGGGCGCGTCCAGCCGTCTTTGTGGAGTTTGGAAAGATAGAGTGGTCGCCATTTCAAGGCGGCAGTCAGCGTGGCAAGGGACTTGTTACTATTCACCTTGTGACAGACTGGGCTGACGGTGGCCATGATGCAGCTTTCGACCTTTGCCACCAGGTGCATACAGCCCTTGACGGATTGAGTGGTGATAATTTTAACAGCATGGCGCTTGTTGAGACGAACACCAACCACAACCACGAAGAGATACTTGAAAGCATCGACTGTTATGCGGTGCGTTACCTATTGCGATAAACCGCCCATGTCGCAACGATTTAGCCCCGACGGATAATTTACCGCCGGGGCTTTTTAATGCCGTTAGAATTGAATTATAACGCCGTTAGGCGGCATCGGTGAACAACATCATGTCTGTGTAGTGCGAGCTGTAGTTCACTGTTGCGTTGAACTCCACCTTGTGGCAGTTCTTGAATGGGTTGCCCACGGTCGGGTTCTTGCCCATCCATTCACAAAGCTCAATAATGGATGACTTGTTGGAAGTGAAATATATAAAGTGATGTCCGGCAAGAATGGTCAGCACATCGAGGTAGTCGGAAAGTTTCCAGTACATATTATATGTGCCAACGTCGGTGGATAGATAGGGCGGATCAACAAGGAACACAACATTCGGCATGTCTTTGTATCGGGCGAACACCTCTTTGTAGTCGCATGATACTACTGTGATACCTTCAAGATAGTCCTCACAAGTAGGATAGTCTGACTTGCGGAGATTGTTGTATAGAGCCTCCTTCTTCATTTCGGGGATGCTCAATTTGTATTTCATGGAGAACATCAGTCCGGAAGAAATGGTGATGAAGTCAATGTACCCGACCTCTCGTTCCTCTTGCTCCAAACGAGCGAATATGCGGTCGCGCAGTTCACCACGGATGCAGCTGTGCTTGGGTATGCCTTCCGTCTCCACCATTTTGCGCAGGTCAGCCAAAAGGTGGTTGGTCTGCGGGATGTGTTGTAGGCGGTTGCGGTAGCCGTCGAAGTCGTTGTATATGACTGTGGCATTTGGCTTCTGGCACTTGGTGATGTGCGACAGCAGACCCGAACCGCCGAACAAATCCACGAATACCGTGTCCTCCGGATATTGTTTTAGAACCTTGATAAACTCACGCGCGAACATGCGCTTCTGCCCCACGAAAGGGAGTGGTGCCGATAGATACTGTTTTCTCATGCCTTACACGTTCAGTTCAAATTTCACGTTCTCGTTTCCGTTGAGCAACTGTCGTGTGTGTTCGATGTTGTTTTCGTAGATATGCACATTCGCAAGGTTCAGCGTGATGGACTTCAAAGGGAGGTCAATCTGCCGGGCCATGAGGTAGAGGTGGTAGATGTCGGCTGGCAAGCCGAGGTTCGCATCCGAGCTGCGCTGGTAAGCAGACACCACTAATTCGTCGTTCTCAATCTGGAACTGAACGAGTGACAGACACGGTGCCTGGTTTGTCTCCGCATCGGTGGAGCCGAGGAACAGCACATAGTTCTTGCTGTTGCGCTTCTCTCGGTTGATTTTGGCGATGAGTGGCGGCAGCTTCTCAAAGTAGGTAGGGTAGGAGTTTACGAGAATGGCGCCGCAGTAGTCCCACCAGTTGATGCCCACCTCGCGATACTTCTTCACATTGCGTTCACCCTGCATGAAAAGCTGCAGCTCGTTCTTTAACTTCTTTCGTGCGATGCCGTGCCCCTCGAATATGTCGAGCAGGTCAGCAGGGGAAAGCACCAACTGCTCGTTGAGAAGATAGCGTATGCTTCCCTTCTTGTTGGTCTGGTACTTGCCATGAGTAAGTACCTTCTGTAAAATTTGATGGTATTTGTTCATAACCGTTTTGAATTTGAAAACGGTGCAAAGGTAACACGGCAGCACCTCTCCCTAACCAACAAGCCACCACGTTACACTGCAAGCAGGTTGCAGTCGGTTTTGAAACGGCGTATGAGGTTATAGACCTTGCGCTCGCTGACGGCATACTCCGTGGCGAGCCTTGCCACGATATAGGACACCTTCTCGCCCTGTGCGGAAAGCGTGCGGTATTCATTAAAAAGGTCGATGTATTGCACATCGTCCAGTCTGATTCCTGCCTTTTGGAAGTAAATCAGCAGTTCCCTGTTCAAATTAAGTATCTCTATCAGTTTCATTTTCAGAAAAATTTAGTACTTTTGCATCGTCTCACTTATTCAGCGCAATCGCGCACAACAAAAATAAACCTCTTACTGGCGAACGAGGGTATATGCCCCCGGTCGTGCCGGTAAGAGGTATCGTTGTGTTAATGAGTAAGTGAGACGACTAATTAACAGGCCGGGGGCTTTTTTATTTCCCTCCCCCGAAGGGATTGTTCTTAGTCTCGGTATAACTCCAAATTGAAATTATCCTTGCTCTTCCATCCGTCAGCCAGTGTGTCCTGGATATGCTGCATGGCTTTGGTATAGAAGTCCGTCAGTTCTTCGATGGTGCTGAACGTGTGATAGTATGGCACATCGTCTGTTCCGAACTTGAACGTGACTGGCAATGTCTTGCCGTCAGACTGCACAGCCAAGTCGTATGCCACCTTGTAGTTGAACTGGTTCTCGTTAGAGAGCCACACGCTCATGCCGTTCCACACGAAGCCAGAAAGTATGGTCTCGTTCGTGCGGTCGTTGAACCATTCCGACACCATGGTCTTGATGGTATCCTCAGATGGCTTTCCGTTGAACTCCGCCTCCATATAGTCAGCAGATCCATCCTCGTTGTTATGCACGTCCCAGCGGACGCGCCATTTTCCTTTGACGGGGTTGGTGCATTCAAGCAGCTTTACCCCTTGTGCTCCGTTTACTCTGTTCATCATGTGAAAATGTACTTTGTTCTACCTTTGCCGAAGGTTTCCGCCTTGATGGTGGTCTCGAATGGGAAGCCGTCTGGCATTTCACTCACTTGCTGGAGAATGTTTTTCATCTCCTCGCTGTTGGTGAAAAATTTCTTTGGCTCGCCGTTCTGCTCGATGGACACGACACAGCGGTCTTCGCCCTGGCTGGTTTTGACTCCGACCTCGAAGTCTTTTACCACGATGGGCAGGTTCACCAACTCGCGGATGCTTACCACGGCACCCGCAAATCGCTTCTTGCCGTCCTCTGGCTTGTAAGCGACATTCAAATCCTTAAATGATTTCATTTTTTTGCCTGTTAATTTATAAAACAAATTTCGGCAGCAAGCGTGCTTGGCCATTCCGTAGAATGACGCAATCAGTTCTCGCCGTCTCTTTCTTGACTTGACTTTGTGTAGTTTCCTTGCATACTTCTTCTTGACGCGCTTGCGCAGTAGTGAGTATGATCCGTTGAATGTCACATACCCCAAGAAGTCGATTCCTTGCGCTGATGGGAATACCCTTTCGTTCTTCTTGATTTCAAGGTCAATTTTTTCGACTTGCTCATGTACAATGCCGTGTGCCAGCCAATTTTCTTGCTTGTTGCCACAGAGCACTCTACCGTCATCGCAATAACGGTAGAAATGGCGGATGCCGTATTTGTCCTTCAGATAATGGTCAAGGTACTCGGACAACAAGAGGTTGCCAGAAGCCTGTGAGCTTCGCAACCCGAAACTGATACCCTCCGGCAGAAGATGAAGAAAATGATCCAGGAGCGACAGCAGGATTTTGTCTTTGAATACTCTGCGGTAGCACCACATGACAAACTCAGGCTTAGTATTGTCATAGAAATGCTTGATGTCGAACTCGTAGCAGTAGCGTGTGCCTTCGGGGTCACGTTCCATGTCCAATTGCATGCACTTGCGGAGATCATGTGTGCCACGCTTCTTGATACTTGCTCCAGTCGTCCTGATGAAACGCTTGTGCAGATGTTGGTCCACCACGTTCATCACGGCATACACTGCGATGCGGTCGTACATGGAAATAATCTGCAGGTGTCTTACTTTGCCATTCTCACAGATGATGCGTTCATGATAATTGCCGAGCCGAAAGGAACCATCGGCAAGTTTTGCAGTCAGTTCTGCAATCACCTCCTCGCGGTGTGCGAGCAGATAGCGTCCTTGACGGCATCTCTTTCGCTTTGTCCCACGCAGTACACGGTCAAACGCCTCCGACATATTGCCGTAGGACGTTATCTCTTGCATGATATAGCCTTCTCTGTGCATGGTCTTCTTTTTATGATGGAAGATAAGGGCCTTCCTTTCCCCGGGCCAAACTTCTTCGAATCGTTACCGACCTACCAAACTCTATTGCCCGACACTTGATGTTTCAGCTTTCCACCTTTATATCGGTGCTTTTGCTGTGGCTCGTTTCCCTCGGCTCCACATTAGGGACACGTCCCCATCGTTGTACGCCGATTAGTTAGATTTCCAGGCGCGAGCCGACATTCGCATTCGCATTCGAGGCATCGTTATTCGCATTCGCATTCGAGACACCGCCATTCGCGTTCGCATTGTTGTACCCGCGATAGACCACACGGCCTATAGGAAACTCTACCAGTTTGCAAAGTTACTCATTCTCTGTGCAAAAGATGAATGAATATTACACAATGAGCCAAAATAACATTGCGATGAAGCCTCCGAGCACTGTGCAAGCCCAGTCAATCCAGTCCCAAGGACAGCCGTGAAGCTTGTCTTTGAGTTCGAGGCCTGAGGCTGCGATGATGGCAGAATAGATGGCTGCCCATGGTGATAAGGCGCACAGACCAACCAATAAACCGCCGATAAGATGCTTGTAGCGGTTGCTTTTCTTTAGAAATGAGAAAAATTTGTTCATAACTTGTTGTGTTTTGAAAATTTGTTATTACCTTTGCAATGCGAGGGATGGGGTAACCTTTAGAGACCCGCTCTCGTTCCAGCCAAGTTTTCTAACTTGGCTTTTTTATTTGTACTATATCTGTCCCTTGTATGCAGTAAATCAAATCAAACTTCTTATACTGGGATGTTCCCTGGAGACCATTGAATTTTGCAAGACCAGCTTGGAAGTTCTCCGCTGAGAAATTACCGTTAGGGAAGAATAAAACTGCGATTTTTGATTCTGGTTTAGATGCACAATGTTTGAGAGCATTTCTAATATTATTAGATGTGCCACTTTCTGCACCGGCGACCTCGAATTTAAGATTGTCCCAAAGTCCCTCGCAACTCTTTCCTTTATACACATTCTGAGGCTCTTCCTCTAAAATAACAGAGTGCCCATGTTTATATCCAACATCTTGTATTGTGGTTTCATACCAGCCTTTGTCTTTGTCTAAGTTGTGTCCAATATGGGTGGCTTTTAAGCCCCCGTTCTTTTCATCAAAGGCAACATCTTTATATTTATCATCTTTGATGAGTTTGCCATATAAGGAAGGATTCTTTTCTATGTGTTCATTTTGAACATCTTTGATGCACCGAAGTAGCTTGCACGCAGCGCACAACTCATTTTCGGGAATGAACTTCGCCAACTTGATTTTCCCCTTTGCTATGTCGCAGTCACGGCATCGACGAATGGTGTAGGGGTTGTAGTCGGGTACGGTCTTGTCTTCCTTTCCTGGATTGAAATGGAAGATACCCTTCGTGTCACGTTGAAGAGCTTCTTCGCCCAGTGCCATTGCCTCATCGTGGGGTGTGGCAGGATATTTGGACTTGCGCACCTGCACTACGGTGCAACGGCAGTTCCATCCGTTGGGTGGATAGAATTCCTCCCAGAATGGGTCTGACGGCGGAAGCGTCACGCCATTTAGCGCAGCGTGTTCCGGACGCACCTTGCCATCGTTTGCCGTGCGGTACTGGAGGTTGTAGCGGTCTCCGTCCTCCGAGAACTGTTCCCACTTGGCAGCCATCTCCGCAGACGACTGTACGAAGTTGTACTCCGCACGGAGGTAGTTGGAGTTGTAGGTGTTGTCTATCTTCCGAACGTCATTCAAAAAGGCTTCGAATGTCTTTCTGTTGCCGTTAGAATCGAGCAATGAAGGGAACGCCTCGTTGAGTTCGTGGAACGTCTTCATGCCTGAGAAGATATAGTTGGAGCGTGTAAGCCGCTTGCGCATGGTGTCAGACATCTCCAAGCGTTGTATATTTCTGTTGAGCACATCAGTATGAGCCTCTATCAGATTTTGAACTTTGCTATCTGCCATGATGTCAATTGAGAAAGAACCACCCTTTTGGTTGAATACAACTTTCATCGCATCCTTGAAGCTCTTGCTAACCTCTTCACTCGGAAGACACACATTCTTTCCAGAGCCGTAGTCAAGTAATTGCTTGGCAATAGATGTTTTTGTTTGTTTCATGTGTGAGAGCGAAAGTATATCCTCAGAGAAAACCTTTCCACTTAGTATTGCTGAGTTCAGTTCCGCTTCGAACTCGGCACGGTTGGTAAGTGAATACTCGGACAGTTGCTTTTTGACAAGTTTCTTATCTACGTTATCCAAGCTCCATTCGTGTTCCACCGATCGAAAAAAATCGGGATCATTACAAAAGTCGATATAATGCCCCAATTCGTGCAGGATTGTGTTTCTTTGGGCATGCCATCCTCCACGGATTGCATCGTCAGAATCCTTTTCCCATGTTTTATAAGCCCGTTTGTTCACTTTGATAAAACCTGTGTCTCCTTCGCATATAGCAGCGTGGAATTGTGCCCTTGTTAGTCCAAAATAACGTTTTTTTCCTCCTAAATCCGCCTCCCGCAACTCTGGTAGTTCTGTTACAATCCCACTTCTTAGCACAATTCTTGCAGCCTCTTCTGCATCTTCTCTTGCATACTTATTACTGATGACACTTGCCCATTTTTTAGCAATGGTATCAATTTCCTCTTCCTTTTTACTAAGGCATAACGAAGAAACAGAAATATCATTGCCTAATATTTCGGCATAGCGTTGGTGCAGCCCCAGGTAATCGCTGGGGCTTAATCGAAAAAAGAGCCGTGTGCGTTTTGCAGCTGCTTTTTCTTCTTGTCGTCATCGTCTTGTGGCTCATTGTTGCCCTCGTCGCCATCATCGTCACTGCTACCGGGTAGCATGGGCTGAGCATTGCGTCGTTCGCCTACAGGCATACTGTATTTCTCTGCAAAGTAGGATGGGTCCACTTCGTAGCGGTCGGCAACCATGGTTTCGTATGCCACCTGCTGCTCCGGTGTGTAATCGACGGCATCATCCCATTTGAAGCGCAGTCCCTTTATCGGGAAGCCGTGCTTTATCATGCGTGGGATAAGCTGGTTGTTCACGATGTCGCGCAGCATGGTGCAGTCGCTTTCCACCAGGTTCTCGAACACCTCAAGGTGTGTTTCTGATTGTGAGAGGCTGCTGCCGTCCTCGATGGTCATCGTCTGCCCGATGATGAGCTTTGACAGTTCCGAGTTGGCTCGATCGATGCGTTTGTCATAGACGTTGAAGGCATCGCCCTTTCCACTTTCGACGAATTCAATCTCGGTGTCCTGCCCTGCCACCATGTACTGGCTTGCTCCGGCACCCTTGAGCATCTGTTCAAGTCGTCCCATTTCCTTGGGGTCGCGTGAGGTGGTGCGTGCAATACGCATCGGCATACCGAAAATCTCGCCGAAGGAATCCCAGAATGCCAACATGTTTTTCTTAGGAATGGTCTGCGTGGCAGCCTTCAGATATAGTCCGAGATCGTCAGGCCGTCCAGCTTCTATGAGCCAGTCAGAGAATGGGGCTGAGTGGTAGTCTATGCCCGTAGTCCAGTCCTGCCCGAGCTGTTGAATTACACGGCCGTATTCAGGAATGACATGCTTCCGTGGGATGAGCTTCACATCCGTATAGCAAGGACATCCATCGCCATCGGTGGTGAGGTCGCCAAGTTCGATGAGCGAGTGTCCCCAAAGATTGGCGGCAAGCGCGTATTCGAGCATTTGCTTGAACCAAGCCTGGTCGAAATAGTGGTGTGCCTCCTCGTTCTCATTACCTTTTGCATCGACCAGTTTGAAGGACTTCGCCATGACGAATCCTACACGCTGGCGAACACAGCCCGATAGGTGAAGGTCAATATCCACATCGCGGTATATGTCGTAGAGACGTTGGCGGTTCGGGCTGTCCACATTTATAGCCATCTGCCAGGCGTTGCGCCAGTCGGCAATGTCCCTGCGTGTAAGCGCATCGGTGGTGCGTTGCAGTTCGATGACCATCTTCTTTATGCGCTTGCGGTCAGACGACTTCGCAAGGTTGAAGTCCCCGTTTGGCGTGTGCAGTATATTTTGACTGCCACCTCCGAACATACCGCTGAAAAAGTTCTTTATATCCATAGCGTTACCAGTTATGTCGTAATTGTTTCTGTGAACCGAATATGAGCAAGTCGCCAGTCGGTGTGCCGTCCTCGTCGGTGTTGAGCGGCAAGTCGGGGATGATCTTTCCGGCTTGCACGCCTTCCAGCCACTTTATGGCACGCTCGTAGCGCTCCTTGCGAATTTCGCTGCCCATCTTTTGGGGCATAGCGGCAATCATGTGATAGAGCGCAATGTCGGCGGCATACATTACCACCAAACGGTTGCGGTTTTCGCCTTCAGCCGAGAACACCGCTTCCGTGTCGTATTTGGGTCTGAGGTAGCCGGCAATCTCCTCGCAAGCCTCCAGTTCCGCATTGTCGCGTATCTCCTGCGATGCCTGCGACACGACCTTCAGCGCATTTTCGCCTATGACCACTCTGTAGTCCTCTTCCGTGATAAACATAGTAAGCCTCCTTCCTAATGCGTCACATAAATGGCACGACGCTCGATGTCGGCAACCTTTACACCCTTACGGAAGCGGTGCTTGGCAACCAGTTCGCGGATGGTGCGTTTCGGTACGACCTTCAGCGAACCGTTCATGTAAATCACATAATACTTCATGCCAAGCAGCTTTGAGAGCTTGTTGGCTTTCTTGATGGCACGCTTGCACTGCCATCCCCAGATAATGTCCTTTATTACTTGTATCATTGTTACCAAATGTTTTTGGCGGTCGGTCTTTTGCCGAACACCGGTTTGAAACTTTCCTGTCTTGTATTGCGCTGGAGTATCCATATAGCGCCTTCATCAGCGTCAGGCGCATCGTCATGCACACGGCTGCCACGCTCCAACGCCAATGTCTGTTCGATGCCCACCTGCATGTCGGGGTCTTCCTTCTTGCGCTCGTTGTACCAGACAAAGCCACGTTCCCAAAGAGGACTGACCGCCTCGATACGCTGGATTTTGTCTGGCTTCTTTCGCTTGTCGGGCATGATGGGCAGCTGGTAGCCACGCAGCTCACCTTCCACGGCAAACTCGTCCAAAATTACATCCTGCATGAAGTTCGCTTCCATGAAGAACTGAATAGCCACCGTGTCGCGTGTACGCTCGTAGAGGTCATATAGCCATCGAACCATCTCGCTGACTGTCGCCTGGCGCACGAAACTGTCTATGAGATGCAGTTCCGAGCCAATCTTTCCCCATAGGCGGCTCGCCTTGTAGTCGTTGGAGGTTGTCGATTTGAACGACGGGTCGGTGTAACACACCAGCATGTCGTACTTTTCGAGCTTTGGCAAACGCTTGTATCGAATCCAATCCGCACGGAAGATAGTACCATCCACGATAGGGTTGTGCATCATCTCCTTCTCCCAGGCACGATAGCCCACGAAGTCGCGGTAAGCCTGCGCCTCCTCTTTGGTCCATTTCTCCTTCCATACCGGTTCTCCGTTACGATCAACCGCTACGATTTTAGAAAGGAACACGCCCTTTGTGCGTGAGAGATTGTAGAGCACCGAGTTCTTACTGATGAGGTTGCCCACCATAATGAAGCGGCCACGGCCCACATCAAGCGCACCGAAGAGAGCCTCCTTCACCCAGTCGGTTAGGTCGTGTACGAGTTTGTCGTTCTTGCAAAGCTGATCGTCATCAAGGTCATCGATGACGATGTAGTCAGGACGTGATTCACGGTCACGCAGACCACGAGGTGACTGCCCACGACCGCAGGCAAGAAACTTCACACCGCTCTTTGTCTTGAACTCGCCCTCTTGCCATCCGCCATCGTTCTTTTGCTGTCCGAAGTCGGCGATGAGACGCTGGTTGTATTCCAGTTCCGCTTGAATATCTCCAAGCAGTCGGTCTGCATTGTCCTCCGACTTTCCGACAACCACCATAAAGTTGATAAGCCGCTTCGGTTGGAACATCAACCAGAGCGGCGTGAATACATCAAGGTGGGTAGATTTGGCGTGACCGCGTGGCCACATGAATACAGCCTTCAAGTCGGGCGTGTTTCGGACCTTGCGCGCAGCTTCGTTGTGGAATGGAGCGTTGTGAATGGTGCGTATGACCTCGCCGGTCGTCTTGTCACGCAATTGCAGGAAGTGGGGAAAGTAATACTCGCAGAACGCTGCGTAGTTGTTTAGCAAGCGTTTGATACGCATATCTCTTTCTACTGGTGTTTCGCTTTTCAGGAGAGACGTGTCCGTAATGGCTTGCACTTGCCGGCATCGCTCTTTCCACTCCTCGTATGCCTTTTTCTTTTCTGCTGCTGTTGCCATAGGCTGCCTCCACTATTTTATGCCCATCTGCTCTGTGATGTACATGTCCTGGTACTTGTTGATTACACGCATCAGTTCGGGAGTCACCTCTGGGTCTGTTTGCGAGCGGTACTCCAGCCACTTGGAGAACGCCATGAACACCTCAATGGCATCCACCACATTAGCCTTCTTGTCGAGCTTCTCGATGACCGACGAGAGTTTAGCCAGCTTGTCGCCAAGTCCTGCAATGAGTGCAGGGTCGTCAGAACCATTCACTTGTGTAATGAGTGTGTCGATGGTGAGCAACAGTTTGTTCACCAGTTCAGGGCGTGTGATGTTCTTGGCGGCACGAGCCTCTTTCCACCCCTCGGCTGAGCACCATTTGGATATGGTGACGCGCGACACGTCCACCTTCTCCGCAATCTCCTGCTGCTCCATGCCCGAAAGATAGAGCGTGCGTGCCAGCGATTTCTTTTTTTCAATATCTGCCTTTGTCATGTTGATAAGGTTTTTGTTCACATCAGGGCATACCACGCCCCGATTCCTTCTGCAAAAGTGCCACGATTTCGGTGGCTCTCCAAAAAAGTGTGCAATGGTTTCATAGAAGTGTGCAACCATTGCACACTTTTTTGGCGGACAGACAATTACCTCGTAATATTGCACTGCGAATCGGGCAATGCAGCCCAGAAAACGACAATGATATGAGTAAAGGAAAACGCGTAAGAATAACCAACGACAGCCTGAACAGCTACGGCACAAGAGTGCTGACAGCTGGCATGAACGTGGAGCAGTATCAGCGCAACCCCGTCCTGCTGTATATGCACGAGCGTGGTAATGTGATAGGCTATGTGAAAGACCTGAAGGTGGAGGATGGTGAAGTGACCGGCGAATTGATGTTTGACGAAGCATCCGAACTATCCACACGCTGTAAGAAGCAGTATGAGTTCGGCAGTCTGAAGATGGTGAGCGCAGGGCTTGACATTCTGGAGACAAGTGAGGACCCCGAACTGCTTGTGCAGGGTCAGACCAGTCCTACCGTCACCAAGAGCAAACTGTTTGAGGTTAGCTTGGTGGACATTGGAGCCAATGATGATGCCATCGTGCTGCAGAAGGACGGCAAGAAGATTACTCTCGGCAAGGACAGCGAGTGTCCCTTGCCAATGTTGAACAATAATAATCAAAAACAAATGGAACAGAAACAGTATGCCCTGCAGTTGGGCTTGCCGGAAACGGCGACTGATGCGGAGATCACCGCCAAGCTCAACGAGCTGAATGCCGCTAAGCAAGAGAACGAGAGACTCCAGAAGGAGAAGGAGACCCTCACGCTTGCCAGTATCACTGCCGTCGTGGAGAAAGCAGTCGGCGAGAAGCGTATCGCCACAGACAAGAAGGACGAGTTCATCAACCTCGGCAAGGAAATTGGTCAGGAGAAGTTGGAGCGCATCATCTCTGCCATGTCGCCACAGATGAAGCTCAGTGCCGTTATCGGCCACCAGGGTGGAGCTTCAACCCAGCAGCCTGCCACATACAAGAAACTGAGCGATGTGCCGTCTGCAGAACTCCTGACACTCCGCAAAGAGCAGCCCGAGGAGTATAAGCGACTCTACAAGGAGGAGTACGGCATGGAGTGTGAACTTTAGTACAAACCAATAATACAAGAAAAATGAAAATGAACAGATTGCTTGCACTGACAATGGCAGTGCTTTTCAACTGCATCACCGGCAGCATTTTCGCTGCAGTCCTTGGCTTTTCGCCTGTGGCGGGAGCCTTGGGCATGAATTGCATCGCCACGATGGTGGGCGGTGAGGTCGCCCCCGGCGCATTGCGTGCCGGAGTGTACAAGGAGATATGGACAGGCGAGTTGGTGAAATACCTCCGCCGTGGTTTGGAAGCCACCTGGCTTGACGGCATTCCAGATGCTTCAAGCATTGTCGATAACGATGTTATCCACTTGGTTGAGGTCGGTGTTGACCCCGAAGTGCTTGTCAACAATACTACCTATCCGATTCCCTTGCAGGCATTGGACGACAAGGACATCAGTATCCAGCTTGACAAGTTCCAGACAAAGGTGACTCCGATTACCGACGATGAACTCTATGCCATCAGTTACGACAAGATGTCAAGAGTGAAGGAATCCCATGGCAATGCCATCAATGATGCCAAGTTCGCCAAGGCGGCTCATGCGCTTTGCGCGAAACAGAATGCGGCGAAGACCCCGGTGCTGAAAACTACAGGAGAGCGTGACGCGGCAACCGGACGCTTGAAGATGACGAAGACCGACTTACTCAGCATGAAGCGGCAGATGGACGCTTTGAAAGTTCCTGCAGCAGGTCGCCGACTCGTGCTTTGCTCAGACCATATCAACGACCTTCTGGAGATTGAGCAGACCTTCCGTGAACAGTACAACATCAACCGCAATGATGGAACAGTCGGACGCTTGTACGGTTTCGACATCTACGAATACGCTAGCAATCCGCTTTATACGCAGGCCGGTGTGAAGAAGGATTTGGGCAAAGCAGCAGAGACGGGCGAGTTCCAATGCTCGTTTGCATTCTATACAAACCGCGTGTTCAAGGCCACCGGCTCCACCAAGATGTATTGGAGCGCAGCCGAGAACGACCCCGAATACCAGCGCAACAAGATTAACTTCCGCCACCGTTTCATCTGTATGCCCAAGAAGGCAGACGCAGGTGTCGTGATGACCAGCGGATACAAAGCTGAAGCGTAACCATGGCGAGAATGAAGTATTTGGTCCTGCACTGCACAGCCACGCCGGAAGGCCGTGAGGTAACCTCTAAGGAGATACGCCACTGGCACACTGACCCAGTAAGCAAGGGTGGTCGTGGCTGGAAGCAGGTAGGCTATACCGACCTGATACACTTGGATGGCAAGGTGGAACGCCTTGTTGATAACAACGAAGATGCGGAGGTCGATCCGTGGGAAGTGACCAATGGTGCCAAGGGCTACAACAGTGTGAGCCGTCATGTGGTGTATGCCGGTGGCTGCACCAAGGATATGAAGCATCCCAAGGACACGCGCACCCCTGCGCAGCTGAAGGCGATGACCGACTATGTGCGGAACTTCCATCAGCGTTTTCCGCAGATCAAGATTGTAGGTCATTGCGACCTTCCGGGCGTGAATAAAGCCTGCCCAGCCTTCGATGTTGCCAAGTGGCTCAAGTCAATAGGAATATACCAACAGTAAAAATATGGATGGCATGAATATCAGCGAAGTCCTGAACGTCCTCCTTGGCGGAGGTCTGGTGGCTACCATTGTTGCAATATGCACGCTACGGGCTACCATAAGGAAAGCGAAAGCGGAATCGATGAAGGCGGAAGCCGATGCCGAGACGGTGCGTATGGACAACGCCGAGCATGCCACCCGTATCTTGGTAGAGAACATCGTGAAACCATTGAAGGAAGAACTCAATGAGACAAGAAGATACCTCGAAGCCTCGAAACGCGAGATGGCGCGTCTTCGGAAGGCTATCGACACTGCGAACAGTTGCAAGCATCATGATGATTGCCCTGTTCTTGTCGGGCTGCGCGACAAGCCGAAAAGCGAGCGTGGCCACGGAGGAAAGCGTGAAACAAGTATCCGCGGACACCCTCCAGAGCGAGGTGCGTCAGACATGGACGGAGACAGTACCACAGGAGGAAGCCAAGCTGGAGATACCTCTGGCGGAACTGACTAACCTGCCCGAAAAGGCAGAGTACCGAGCCAAGAACGGACGAGCCAGCGCAACCGTGCAGAACAAAGGTGGCATCATCGTGGTGTATGCCACTTGCGACAGTCTGCAACGCCAGTGCGAGTACTATGAGCGCCAGATGGCGAGCTACAAGAAAGCATTGGAGCAGCAGAAGAATGAAGCCAGAACGGATAAGGAACGCAGTTCAAATCCGTGGAAGATGCTTCTCATCGCCTTTATTGTCGGAGTGGCGACCGGCACAGTATTAACAATCATAACAAGAAAGATATGGCAAAAAGTGTTTTAGACGGAACTGACCTTATCCTTTCCATGGGTACCAATGCCCTCGGCTTTTCCACCGGTTGTAAGGTGTCCACATCAGCGGAGACCGGTGAACGTGTGACTAAAGAGGCTTCTGGTGGCAAGTGGAAGGAGTCTTACATCAAGAGTTTCTCCGAACAGATTACCGCCGATGGTGTTGTGCTTACTGACGGCACGGATGAGGTGCCTTCGTATGACCAGTTGAAGGACGCAATGCTTAAGGGTGAACCAGTGGAGGCAGCGTACAATCTGCGTGAAGGAGACAAACGCACAGGTAAAGCCACTGGCGGATATAAAGGCAAGTATCTGATTACCTCTCTTGACCTTGACGCACAGGCTGGTGACGATGCCAAGTATTCAATCACGCTTCAGAACTGCGGCAAGGTGGATAAAGTGGGTACGGGTATCACAGACACCACTCAGCAGACTGAACAACAACATAGCGTATGAAAAAGACAAAAATCAAGGTTGGCGACAAGGAGTTCCCTTGCCGTGTGACCATGGGCGCAATGGTGCGCTTCAAGAATGAGAGCGGTAAGGACGTGAGTAAGCTGGAGAAAACCAATATCTCCGAGTTGGTACTGTTTGTTTACTGCTGCGTGAAAAGTGCGTGCAATGCTGACAAGGTGGAGTTTGACTACGACTTCCAGAGCTTTGCTGACCTTATGGAGCCCGACGCAGCGAACTCCTTCTACGAGGATATGGGCGGTGAAGAAAAAAAAACGACCAACCAGGCGGAAAAGAAGTAAGCGTCGAGGAACTGTTGGGTATGGCATTGGGGTGCATCGGGATGAGCAGAGAAGACTTTGAACGATGTACCCCTTTTGAGTTTTACAAGGCATGGGAGCGATGGGCGGAAGCCAAGCGCGATGCGGAGCGCAACGAGTGGGAACGCACAAGAGTGTTGGCGCTCTTTGCCATCCAACCCTATGCAAAAAGCAATCTTCAAGCGCATGATGTTCTACCGTTCCCTTGGGATGAAAAGCAGGAAGAAAAGCGTGAGGAGGTGAGCAAGGACGAGTTCAATGCACGCTTTGAGGCAGCCAAGAAACGTTACGGACTGAAATAAGAAAAGACAATGGCAAAAGCAGTAGAATTTAGAATAAACATCAAGAGCGAGGACGGCGGTGTTCTGAAACGTCTGACAGTGGAAGCCGATGGTCTTGACGACATACTCTCCGAGGTGGGGAATACCGCTGTGGCCACTGGCAACAGACTGCGCGAGATGGCAGACAAGAGCCTCGTGTTCGATACAGCCGTCCGCTCGATCCGCGACCTCAGCGACATGGTGGGCGGACTTGCCGAGCCTTTCGACAGTTTTGAGACCGCCATGCGCAGTGCCAACACCATGGCAGGAAAGAGTGGGGACGAGTTTGAAGCACTGACTGGTCAGATAACGGAACTGAGCAAGAACATACCGCTTGCGCGTGAGGAACTTGCCAACGGCTTATACCAGGTTATATCCAATGGCGTGCCCGAGGATAACTGGATAGAGTTCCTCAACAAATCAAGCCGTAGTGCGGTTGGTGGTATTGCGGACTTGGGAGAGACGGTGACCGTTACTTCCACGCTCATCAAGAACTATGGTCTGGAATGGGATCAAGCAGGAAACATCCAAGACAAGATACAGATGACGGCCAAGAACGGTGTGACCAGCTTTGAGCAGTTGGCGCAGGCATTGCCCCGTGTGAGTGGTAGTGCATCTCAGCTTGGTGTCTCCATGGACGAACTGATGGCAGTGTTCGCCACTACAACGGGTGTGACTGGTGACACGGCGGAAGTATCCACTCAGTTGGCTGCCGTGCTCAACTCACTCATCAAGCCATCTGCGGAAGCTACGAAAGCGGCCAACGAGATGGGCATCGGTTTTAATGCAGCCAGTATTCAGGCTGCTGGTGGTTTAGAGAACTTCCTGCTCGGTTTGGATGCAAGCATACAGGAGTATTCGGCAAAGACAGGACAGTTGAGTCAAACCATTTATGGACAGTTGTTCGGCAGTGCAGACGCAATGCGACTACTCGGTTCGCTGACTGGCGAACAAAAGGAAAAGTTTTCGCAGAACATTGGAGCGATGGCAAACTCCGCAGGAGAGATAGACGCAGCCTTCGACAATATGGCATCGACTGGAGAGAGCCTACGTCAGACGCTCGCTAACCAAATGCACGCCATGATGGATTGGGCAGGCTCAATAGCCAGTACTTCCGCACCTTATGTGGAATGGATAGCTAATAGCGGCATCGCCCTCATGAGTATGGTGCAGCTCAGCGGTGGCATCAAAACTGTGGTGGCAGGACTGAAAGCTGTGAAGGTGGCTACGCTTGCGCAAGCAGCTGCAGCAAAGGTAGTGGCTGTCGCATCCAACATTTGGAAGGTGGCACAGATAGCCCTGAACTTTGTGCTCAGTGCCAACCACATCGGTATTGTCGTTATGGCTATAGCGGCACTTGTGGGTGCATTGATAGCGGCGTACAATAACTGTGAGACCTTTCGCAATATCTGTGATGCTGTATGGGCAGCGGTGAAGAAAATTGCATCAGCCGTATGGGACTTTCTTGTCAAGGCATTCGAAAAAGCGAGTGCCGTGATAAAGAAGGCATGGGAATGGGTGAAGAAGTTCTTCGGCATAAAGGACGAGACCACAGCAAGGCAGACGGCAGATTTGGAGAAAAACACAAAGGCCACGCAAGCGAACACCAAGGCAAAGACTGCGAACGCCAAGACCGCCTTGAAGAACAATAAGAAACAGAACGCCCCCTCAACAGACAGCGGAAACGGCAGTGGTAAATCGGGGAACCAGGACAAATACAGCGGAAAGAAGCTTATCGCCAATGCCACGAGTTACAAGGAACTTGGCAACAACATCCAGTACTACCAGAACAAACTGGAAACTGCCAACGGAACGGACACCAAGACCATTGCGCTTTATGCAAAGAAAATCGCAGCCTTGCAAAAGCAGCAGGATGCGATAACGCAGTTGCAGGATGCGGCAAGCCGTCCCACCGAACTGAAAACCCTGAAGGACATCGATGCAGAAATCACTTATCAACAGGGATTGAGGGAGAAAGCCTCTGCCGATGAACTTGCAGTAATCGATGCTGAAATACAGCGTTTGAATGACCTTAAAACGGCGTTTGAACGCAGTTCGCATGTTGATGTCGGTTTAGACAAGATACAGACATACCGCCAGCTTGAAAAAGAGCTGCAGTATTATACAGACTTGTTGAAAACCGCTACAGAGACAGAGCGCATCGAGATACAGAAGCAGATAAATGCCCTTAACGACCTGAAGAAGAAATGGGACGATACTCTTGATGAACTGAAGAAGCCGGAGGACATCTCCCGACTGAACACCATCCGTTCGCTGGATGATGCCATCAGCTACTACCAGACCAAGCAGAAGAACGCCAGCGCATCGGAGATTGACGACATACAGCGCACGGTGTTGGAACTGGAGAAGAAACGCGATGCCATGAAGCAACTCACGCGCATTCCCGAAATGGAGGAAGAAGTGGCGAAGCTCGACAGTATGGAGGGCAAGACGCTGACCCTCGAACTGAAAACCATTGGGCTTGATGGTGTAAAGAAACGCATCAAGGAACTCCAGGATATGTTGGCTGACACGAAAAGTCCTATGGACGAGTCGCAGCGAGCCTCCATACAGAAGCTCATCGGCAGTTATGAGGATTACGAGAAGCGCATCCGCAAAAGCAATGTCACGTTAGGTAAGTCGTGGAGCACGGTCAAGGGTGTGGGCAATGGTGTCACCTCGCTCACCGATGCGCTGCAAGGCAACCGTGACGCATGGTCCACGATTACTGGCGTTGTCGATGCTGCCATTCAGATATATGAGGGCATCAACGGCATTATCTCAATTATTCAGGCCTTGACCGCCGTAACAGGTGTCTCCAACACTGTGACCGCTGCAAGTGGAGTGGCAGCGACCACTGCCGCTACGGCAAAAGTA